CGTTAAGTCAAAGTTTGTACCGCTTTGGAAGTTTACAATCTTTGCTGGGTAAGAGTCTCTCTGGTCTTTGAACATATACCCTTCCTTGCGGTGACACCACATAAACAACTTACCAAAGTCAGTAGAGTCAAATAGGTCGCTATTGAAGGTCACCCCATAATCCGTCTCTATCGCATCCAAGATAGCCTTGAGTTTGATAGCGGGTTTAAGGTCGTAGTATTGTACTCCGTGAGTATGCCCACCACCTCCGCTATGGTAATGGATATTGTCTATCTCCTCGTCTGATGAATCGGAGTTGTAATACCAGTTGTGTGAACTTGAGATAAGTGGATAGATGATGTTGTTACTCGTTCCAGTAACATAACTGTCTAACCCCGACTTAATGTTGAAATCGTTGTAGGTGTGGTCATAACTACTCAAGTCCAAGTCCGTTAACTGGTCTTCACCAAACTGGTCTTTAAGACTTGCCGTCTTACCATAGAAAGTAACATTGTAAGAGTAGGGTTCTCCGTTCTTGAACTGCAAACCCTCCAACTCTATCACGCCCTCTCTAAAGAGAATGGTGTTCACCTCTATGAAAGCATCTACCCTAACATTAGCATCAAAGCCTCCTACTATATCAACATTGTAGTAGTGGCTAAAGATGCCGTTGTTCACCTTCGTAGCGGGTAGGCTAAAGGTCTGGGAGAACTCCCCAAATACCTTGCCTATGTCTTGTATGTTCTGCACCGATAGGTTAAGCGTAATGCTCTCGTCATTGAAAGCATCCGCTCTTGTCCCATCAATGTATAGGTCTACCTTGTTCATTAAAGCGTAGAGTTAAGTTCGTCAAATGCGTACTCTAAATCTAAAGTATATTCTATCAACTTGTCGTTGACCTTTGTCTTTTTTGTGAGGCTATTGGTAGATACATTCGCAGCTACTGCATTGTTGTTAGCAGTATAGGTATAAGTGCTTCCGTCTTTTACAACTGATGAGTCTGCTACTACCAATACATATTCCGAGAGGAGGATTTGTTCCATCACCTCTTTGAACTCCTCTGCTACAAACCCAGAGTTGATTGTAAGCCTACGCTTACCATTGGTGTTGTACTTCTTATACATAGGGTTGTGGAGACCATAGGTATAAGCACCATTCTGTACATTACCAGTAATCCTTCTATACATATCGTTAGTCACATCAATGGTCTCAACACTACGCTTGAAGAAGGTAGCATAGTTCCAAGTTCCGTACTTACTTATGTATGCTAATTGTACTGGTGAATACTTCACCTCACAAGTTGGGTAGAACTGTCTCTCGTCTATTACATTCTCAAAGGTGTCCAGTAATTGTATCTTGTACCAATCGCTATTCACCAAATCAATACTACTGCCTTGCGTTACTAACCAGTTCTTCAAGTTGGCTACGCCACTTGGAAATAGTTTGATTCTATCCTCTGCTTCGTCACCCGTATAAATTACCGATTCGGGAACTGCATAGTCGTAGTAGTTACCATCGTCTAACAAGATGCGTATTGTGTGTAATCCAATGTTAGCGCATTGTAGGCTCTCAACAATACCCCCATCTGCAAGGACTCTATCCTCATATGCATAGACAATATCCAATCCTTTACCATACTCACCTACATAGATAGGCATCATCTCTACATTGTACTCGTAAGTGTTCTGCTCACTATCGGGTGATAGTATCGTTTGAGTCAACGCAAAGTTAGCACCCTCGTCAAAGTAAGAATACCCCTCAATCACTTGGAAGATGTCACTACTGCCCGTATCGTTGCTACCAGAGTTGTAGTCTACATCGTAGTCTATCTGTACCCACGCTACTCTACCATTCTGCTCACTCAAGATGCTATCGTTAAATAACTTTGCAATGGTTGTGTTTAGCTGGTCAGCAATCAAAGAAGCGATGTCTGTGGTGTGCGTAGTGTTGCTACCAAACCCAGTAGTGCGGTTGATAGTGATGTGTGGGGTCGCTGGGCGTGATGCTCTCGCTCCAGTCCATATGTATATCTCAAGCGATACGCTTTGAATAGAGGTAACACTCGTGCCACTCCAAGTAACATAGATTGGTGAGCGTGTTCCGTATAACCCTTGTAATGTATTTAGTGCCATTATCGTTTGGTAAATTTCAAAAATTCATCTACATCCATAGAGACTGCTTTTAGTACCTCCTCTGGTAGTTTCTCAAACTCCATTCTAAATGGTGCTTGGAAGAACTCGCTCTTTGGAATCCCTCGTCTCTTTATGCTTCGTGATATTAGGAATGCAGCTCTATCGTATTCCTTGTCTTTTTGTTCCTTTGTTAATCCTTGTAAGCTCTTAAAACTATTTGTCTTTAGGTCTCTTAACTTCACTCTCTTCTGTGCCATCCAAGTTCTAATAGAGCCCTTTGGAGGCATCTTCGTGTCAAAGCCAAATCTTGAGCCATTAGGCACTTTGTATTTAGTACCATCTACCCCCTCATCTATGTACTTACCATAGTCTGCCATCTTGAAAGACATAAGTAAGTGTACACCCGTAGTGAGGTCATAGTCTAAACTATCCTTGAGCTTACCAGAAGATACTTGTCTCCGTCTCTTTTTCTTTCCGTCATTATAAGTGATGGTACGAGTAGCACCAAGATTCAGCCGTGCTGCCTTGATTACTCGCTCGGCAAACTGCCGAAGAACCATCTCTGTATTTTTAGTGATTACGGACAAGTCGTGATGGTATTAGCGATGTCAATAGATAAGGTAAGATTCCAACCTACCAACAAGTTCTCAAACCTATCCTCAAAAGGCTCACAAGACGGAGTGCCGTTTAACTGGTACTTGTCTTGCATTAGGTTACCTCTCTTTAAGTGGCTTACTAAATCGTTAGCAACCAATAGTTGCGTGTTTAGGATGTCGTGTCTATTATCTACCCCATAGAAGATTTCAGTCTCCTCTCTTGGGTCATCCTTACTCACATCTGCCACATCCATAAATAGAATGCTCATTGAGTAGGTAATACCAATGTCGTTAAAGGTCACATTGTTAATCATAATATGTGACAAGGGGAAGATAGTCTGCTTGTTGAGGTCTACCTCAAAGATGTCACCCTCTGTAACTGTGTTGACTTGAGAGTTAGCGATAAGGTGTTCTCGTATCTTTGTTGTAATGTCGTAGAAGCTCATAGTAGTCTCTTATGATAAGTTAACCTCTATGAGCAAAAGGTGTTTAAAACAAAAAAACCCTCCGAAGAGGGCTTGTGTTATTATATTTCTTGCAAGTTCAAATCTTCAAGCTCAAACTCTTGTACGCTTGTTAAACCATTAGAGGTTATAAACAAAAATGTAGAATAGGACTTGCCTTGATAAAAGTATTTAAGTCCAGTATCGTTAGAGTAATATACCTTGCTCTTGTAAAATCTATAAGAGCTTTTTTCGCTTTGCACTTTTACTCTTCTTCTAACTCGTCCCATAATAGTTGTTTTGGTTATTTCTATACCGCTAATATATAAACAATTTAATTAACACAACAAATAAATTTTATTTTTTTTTTAAGACATCTTGAGTTGCTTACGCTCTACATCTGCCTTCTCCTTATCGTACACCAGTTTAGTAAGGCATTGTCTTAATGGGAGGCTTGTAATTACATCGTACCTACTTACATCTCCACCCGCAAGGTGGTCTACACTCCCGTACCATCCCCACTTCTTACTAAAGTTGGCGGTGGCGGATAAGCTACCGTCTCCTTCACCCCCTCCAAAGAGGTCTGGGTACTCTTCAATAACTTGTTGCTTAAACGATAAAAAAAAAGCGTAGCACCTAACGCTACATCTAATGGAAAGTCACTATATCCGTCTGTGCCGTTGTACGGCTCTACCTCATAGAGGTCTCCCTTCTCTTTTACAATAGGTCTATACAATACCCCAACTGTCTTATGTAGGCTTTGCATATCGGAGAGGTAGGTATCTAAATCTATGTACTCCCCAAAGCTCATCTCTTCCAGATTAGGAACGAATCCATATTCTTGCCCTCTAAAGGACAATCTCCTTGTGAGTGGATGCTCTACACTAACCATCATTAAAAGTTCGTTAGCGATGCTTAAAACATCGTCTGCTCTCATTGCGTGGGCTACCTTCAATGGGATATTAGCAAATATCTCTAATGCCTTGAGCAATGTGAAGGTTTGGTCTCCTTCAACCTTGAGGAACTTTTGGTATTGCTCAATAGTCAGTTCCCTTGCACTCTCTGGTAACTTAATCGTTACCTCTCTACCTAACTGCGTATGTTCCATAAGTCTTATTCTTCTTTCTGTTGTAGTTGCATAGAGCCAAGCTCATAACCGTATCATCGTGTAGTCCCGTAGGGTGTCCGTATCTAATGCTTCGTGTCTTTGGGCTATACTCGTATGTGAAGTAACTTAACTCTTGATATAAGGGACTGAATAATTCTTTTGAGGGGATATGTACCCCCAACTCATTAAAGTCCAATATAAGCCCTTCTATGATTTCATTCTTGCTCTTGTTGGTAGTAACGAATGGGTGGGTGTTTGCATACTGGCTTTTTATCTGCTCAAAGATAGGGTCACCCACGCCATTGACCTCAACCATCAAAGAAGCGTTGTACTTACGCACACGCTCTACTACTTCCTTAATCATTACCGACCATTGGTTCTTATTGTCTCGGTAGATGTCTACAACCCTACCTTTAGAATCCATTAGCGTAAGGACTGTGTAATCCTCTTGCTTACCAATATCCAACCCAGCGAATACCTTACCTTGTGGTTTAGGGTAAGTAGGGAAAGTACATTGGTCTATGTTAGCGAATACCTCGCCACCTCCATCTATGAACTCTGCTAAATACTCTTGCTTAAAGATAGCCTCTGGTACTGTTCTCTTCGCATCGTCTATCTCCTCTCGTGAAATGAACGGAGTGTCGTAAGAACTCCCCTTGTAGGATTTGTAGTTAGGGTAGTCATCACTCTGCCCATACTGGAACAACTCGTAGAACCAGTTCTTACCTTTCGGTGTAGAGATAAAGAGAACCTTCTTACCTCGCACTAAGAGAGTCGGCTTGATAGCCTCACTCCAAGCATCGTCTTTAATGAATGCTGCCTCATCAATGATAGCGTAATCCAGAGTCATACCACGAATGTTATCGTATCGCTCCGCACTACGGAAGTAGATGATGCTATTGTTCTTGAGTTCTAATTCGTTTGTTGAGTAGTTGTTTGACTTCACTACACCAGAAGCACCTATGGCACTCATCAACTCTTTCTGCACTTTGTTTGCTTGTGAGTAGACGGGTGATACCCATAGGATTTTACAAGGGCTATTATTAAACCCCCAATACAAAGCAAGGTTCATACCCATCATAGACTTACCGAACTGTCTACCGATAGATGCTATGTGGTATTTCTCCTTACCTCCTACAATAGATTGTAAGAGTTCTGCTTGTACCTTATGAGGGCTAAACCCAGTTACGGTCATTCGTCTCTTTCATTGATTGGTGTACCGAACTCAAAGGTAATGTTCTTGAACAAGTCTTTACCATCTGCTCCAGTAACTTCTTGACGAGCTAACTTAGGAATCATATACTCACTTAACTTGAGCATCAAGTCCATCGCTCTCTCTGGGTTTTGGTCTGCAACTTGTTTAAGCCACTCCGTCATATTACCGAGATTAGACTCTACCAATCGTTGGTAAGCATCTCTTATCTCCGCAGTAGTCTTGTTGGTTTGTCCTTTAGCTCTACCACCTACTTTCTTATGTCCTTCTTTAAATGGCATACTATCTAATACTATTTTAGTATGTTAACCTACTTTTCTTCTCTTCGTTTATATGTGCTTCCAATTAATATAGTTCACCACATCATATATCGCCCAACGAGTTACTGAATACTCTTCTGCTAATTTCAATGGACTCTCGCCTTTTTCATTGTATCTGCACCTAATCTCTAACACATCTTTTTTAGATAATTTTGTTTTTATAAGTTTATTTTCTACTGCGTGTACTGTATTCTCTTTATGAGTAGCCCATTCTAAATTTGAAACATTATTGTTTGTCTTCACTCCGTCAATGTGATTTACTTGAGGTTTGCTTTCTGGGTTTGGTATAAATGCTTGTGCAACCAATCTATGTACTAAACGATATTTAGTCTCACCATCTTTGGTTAAACCCAAATGATGATAACCACTTCGGTGCGTCTTTAATTTTCTTAATTCTCCATTTAGAACTCGTGCTCCATTAGTTGGATGTTCAACTAATCTATCTAAAGACCTTACCCTACCCATATTAGATACTTGATAGTATCCTTCGTATCCATCTATGTCTTTCCATATTTCTTTATCGCTCATCTCTTTTACGCTTTGCCTCTTCTCTAAAGAGTTTCTTAATCGCTTGGGTGTTTGCTCTACGAGCTTGTCTATTCTCACGAGGTGGAGCTTCTGGTAGCTCTATGAAGTTGCGTAGGAACGCTTGTTCATCTCTTGAGAGTTGTCCTCTTAGGTGTACTTGTACTAACAACTCAAAGAGGTTGTTTAGGTTGTTTCTGTTGATGAGTACCGTAGCACTCTTTCCTTGTTCTTCCATTACATTCTTATTAGTCTTAGTCTTCTTTGGTACTTACGGATGAGTAGAGCGTTATTGGTAATCGTGTCTTGCAACTCTTTAGTCCAACCAAATCTACTGGCTTGGATAGATAGGTTGACATTGTCCATCATAAGCATTGAGAGGAACTTGTCTACTTCTCTTATGTGTTTGTACTTCCTAATCATTCTCTATTCCGTTTTCATCCAAATCTCTCTGGCATAATTGTATTATGTTCATCTCTCTTTGGTGTTAAAGGTTATTAGACTATCCAACAATCATTGCTCAACCACAACAACTGAAATTTCCACACGCCATTATTCTTTTCAATGTGCAGTAGGCTTCTGCTTTGCTCACCAAATTCAAGATTTGCTATGGTTAGCCAAAACCATCCTTGTGGTTCATATTCTATATTTAATAAGTCAAATTTCATCTCTCTTTGGTTTTTCTCCAAGTAACTATTACCAATGGTGTCCAAATATATCCTTTAATATACACTCGGTCATAGATTCTACGAATCGTTCCTCCTTTTGCTCCGTGACACCATTTTTCAAAATTCAATTTTAGTGTTTTCATTTTATTTGTTTTTAAGGTTTCTAATTTCTCAAGCATATTCTCTGCATATAAAATACAGATGCTGTAAGCGTCTTTCTCCGCTCCTAATGCTCTGTCTCTGTTGTAGGACATTTGTTTAATCAACTCTTGTATTGGTGTCATCTCTCTTTGGTGTTAAAGGTTAATTGTAAGGCTTTACCCTTACTTTATACAATCTTTTGTCAGGTTCGTGATTTGTGAATCACGAATTAAGGCACATCCACATCCTCTACCCTGATTATAATATTCTCATACTTCAGACTCTGTAATGCTCTCCTGCATTCTCTAGCCTTGTCAATCGTGTCATAGATAGCCTCAAATCTATCCTTAACAAATACTCTGAATCTTCTCATCTTATATTCTTTTTATGTATTCTCTTTAACCATTCCACCTTATCAGGAACATCCCCATGCTCCAGATGACAAGGTCTACATACCGCCATAAGGTTCTCTATCCTATCCTTTGATAGACTGCCTCCTGATCCTCTATTCTCTATATGATGAATATCAACTGCTCTACTTCCACAAACCTCACAAGGAATGAAATCATCCAGAACATAATTGAAATACTTCATGTAGATCTTGGTATGTTTTTTCATATGCTGATCAGGACTTCTGCACACAGGATCGGAGGGACTATGCTTCTCTCATAATTTCCCTTTAATCCTTGAGTGCCTGTTTTACTTCCTCTAGGAGCAGCAACATGACAAGGTGCACCATTCTTACACATCGGTCTAGGCTTCCAGTCAAAGTTGTTTGTCCAGATATCCGTTGGCTTCATTCTATCATCTCCATACTGACAATAGGTCAATGTATGCCTTAATGGATAATAACTCATGAAAGGCATCTTTCTAAGCATCCCTCTGGGATTCTCTACATAGTAGATAAGATCAGGATTCATCTTGAGGAAATATTCTATAATCTCCTGAAGTTTAGCCATCATCATATCACTCTTCTTAGCAAAGTCAGATGTTGCTACTCCATTCTTTCTGTGGTGAGATATCGCAGCTATTGAATAGCTAGTGCAAGGAGGAGATGCCCAGATGACATCAGGCACAAACGGCACCATTCCCTCCTCAAACTCTAAGATATCCACTACATAATCTATCCCCTCAAATGGATTAATATCTGAAGAAAAAACCTCATATCCTAAAACATCAGCAACCTTGCCTATGCTTCTGGATCCTGCAAATAATTCCAATACTTTCATAGCGTATCTCTGATAATATATGAATCCAGATCCTGATGATTCACAAAGAAATCTCTGTAAGTCTTTATCGCTCTCTGGAACTTAGCCTCTCCTCTTAGATAGAACTCTTCTGAGACATCATAGATCCCTATATCCGTTGATGCTTTGTCCAGAACTACAAAAGTGAAATCCTTGTAAGATGTCTGGAAGAGATTGCAGTAGATATAACATTGAAGGTCATACCCATATTTGTCAGCACTATATCTGAATGCCTTGATGTCTGTTGTGGTCTTAAGATCAATAATCTCTCCACCCCTCTTAATATCTGCTTTCCCTCTAAATGGAAATCCTCCAATGATATCCACCATAGGAACTTCACATTCAGATCCTGATAGATAACTCATTGCTATCTCATTCCTATAAAATGCATCAGCCATCCTCTCCCCTGCTTCCAAATCTTTATTAGTAATGCAGGTCTTAGGATTATCTAACTGAGCCTCCTTGAACTTCTTCGTATTCTTAGAAGCAACATCCACAACCTCAAAGATCTTATCAAAGTTCTCAGGCTCTAATATCATCACATGAATAACCCTCCCCATTAGAAGAGCAGGAGATGATTCATTAGAACCATACTTCATCACATTACTAAAAGTCTTAGGGCTATCTAGAATCATCTTCATTGATGATGAGGATAACGCTATCTTATTTAACGCACCATAATAGAAGTGGTCATCTCTTGCACTTTCAATAAGCCAATTCTGATCGTAATCAGCACCATCT